AGCGATTCTTGGAATGCAGCGGCAGCAAGCCGCTGGTTCCTTTCTTGCGAGGTCAGATCGATTCCCAAACGGAGAAGTGCTTTCCGTATACCGGCACCAATCCCAAGCTGTCCAAAAATGTTCAGCGTGGGTTCAATGCAGATACCACGGTCAGTCTTCGCGTTCTTCGGAACGGTTGTGAATCGATTACCTAGTACCACCTCTGGTTGAGACTGTATGTCCCACCAGTTGTGTCCGAGCAAAGCCCGGTAAAAAGGAATCAGATTCTGGGTAAGATGCATTTCTGCATCGTATTTGTCGGACAGTACACTACCACTGCCTTTCACACCCGTAGTGGCCCCTGGCCCAAACCGCATATGTGCCTCGATGTAATCGAGACGCTCACGGTTAAGAGGACCAAGGACTTTCCTGATGAGACGCCGGGCTCTTTCGAGCTTCGGAGGGTAACGGCCGTTCAGGCCGAGTATCCTCTTATTCGTCTCGCCACATCGGGTCTCAGACTCCCAAAAGGAGTTGAGGGCGGCCTGCTTTCTATCGATCCCAAGAGGCAGGTTCGGTGACTTTTTGAGCAATTCCGTAGCCTGGTAGTCATCAGCGAAATGCTGGTGGTCCAGGTAATCGTACGGGTTGCACTCCAAGTCAACGAGCTCCTGCCACATCCCGTGCTTCACCAACATCCATACGGTGATCGCGCGAGGGGTTCCGATAGACTCAAGCAGCCGCTGTGAGGTTTCCAGCTCGAGCTGAAGCTCAGGGCTGATGATCCCAACACAATTGTGGATCATGGCGGTTTTCTCCTATCTCTGGTTTAACGGCTTTAACCAATGGTTCGCGGGGTAGTTTTCAACACCACGGATGCCCAATAGTTAAAGGCTCTGAGTTCTCCCTCGTCGAGGGGGCTCAGGTCCGCCCAATCATCTGGTCCTACGGTTAAATGTAACCCGCGGTAACAGAAGACATGGGTGTCATTGCTAACAGCTCGGATAAGGCGCATATGCGCATAACCGGTTGCTTGCAGTACTTTAATATTAGACATCATGGTGTTTTACCTCGCATAACGATGGTTAAAGGTAGTTATAGTGTTCCTCAATGACCGACCGCCAGTGGACATAAGTCTCACTGAACGGCAAACCATAGTCCACAATAGGTGGACTAGGCAAATCATTGATGGCGTCGTTGCCGAGCCAAAGCCCGGTAACTATCGTGGCAGCAACAGCTACCCCGTACACTATCAACTTCCATACAATCGGCTCCATTTGAGAGCCCTTAGTACGCCGGATCCAGATCCGAAAGGTACCCGTTCAGCACGGTATCGGCCAGGGCGTTTTTACAATACGCCGCAAAGTCGTCGCGCTGAGCCTGGGTAAGCTCTTCCGGAAGGATGAACTCGCCGAAAAAGCGAGCAGTGTAGGCAACCTTGACCACACCGTCCACGGTGTGTTCAACCGGCATGTGAAATTGGATTTTCACCCGGTTGGTCGTACGACCCGAGCTGGCCCTGTCGAGGATAGCGAAAACTCGCATTTCTCCGGCAGAGGTACTGGCTTCGTGGTTATACCACGAGACAGATCCATCCCGCCCCGGAATGGGGTCAAAGTCGTGCGACACGGGGGTTGCCTGGCCATCATAGATGGCTAGAGTCGCTGCACTAGGCATGACGTTTCTCCTATGTTAGATTAACGAACATTGTGGGATTCCCCACATGGAGGTGCAATTACTTGCACCGTTGGTTAACGACCGTAAGGAGGGACAAAGCGTTCTGGATTGTTCTCCACGAACGGCTAGGATCCCACCTAGGTGGCCCAGGAAGTGGTACCGAATTCACTACGGCCCGCTCGTGAGAGCGGTAGCGGACAAATGGCTTTGAAGTAATCCATTCGTCCTCGGCCCCAAGGGGCTTGTCGTAGCGATGAAAGTACCGTTGCTTCTTAGTGACGGTGCCGATTACACTCTTAACGTCCTTAAGGGCGTCGAGGGATGATAACCAGTCACCGACCCCAATACCCCAATCTACAACGAACGAGAAGGGAATACCTTCCCACGCGTTTTCGAGAGGGTTTCCGAGTGAAAAACTAACTCGGTTGGGGTCGAGCTGTACATAACATATAGCTCGATCACTAACCTGCCAGCTACCCTTTTTATCGTAAGCATCGACTTTCCCGGATATAACATCACGGGATACGACCCTACGGTAAATCGGCTTATCGAGCCGGCTCGTGAGAGCCAGCGCGGAATCGAACAAGTCAGAGGCCAGTGGGGCCACTCCATAGGAGTAGCCCAGCTGTGCCGCAGCTATGTCACAAGGAGTTAACCTTTTACGGTTCTTTGGTAAGCGACCGTGAAAGATATCCCATGCCCCTTTTACACCTTTTGCAAAGTGTAGGAGCATGTTCGCAGTTTCGCGATACTCAACCAGCGTAGCACCCAGATTTACGACCTCATCTTTAATTTTGAGGCGTACTCCGAGTTGCCAGTTAGTTGTAGTAGGATAAGACTCCTTAGTGCCTGGAGCGACGCCATTCCAGGTGGTGGAGTACCTTTTTAGGGGTACCCCATTACACCACCAGGTTTGGTAAAGTACGGGACCGTGTTTATAAATCCCGTACCGCTGCTCTTCGGTGTACTGCTTAATCTGCTGTGTTGGATGTAGCCAGTACGGCTTGTCGGGAAAATCCCGGTGAGCCTCAGGTTGATCCTCTACGGCTTTTTGCCACAACTGGAAGTTCGTATAGTACTCGTCGGGCCCTTTACAGGGCTCGGCGCCGGAAATATACCGGTTCATACGATAGTCCCAACCTTGTGTGACAGTGAGCGTCATGGCCTTAAACCTCCATTGATAAAATGTGAGGTCGCGGCACACGCCGCAACCGTAAAG